GCACCAAAAAGAACGTCACAAGGCTTTAGGAAAAAATGTAAAAGAAGTTCTATGAACAAATCTAAAAAAAGATCATTTAAGGCATACCGTGGACAAGGTAGATAATCCTGAAGTTTATAGAAAAGCCATAGCAGACGAAGTTAAAGAAAAATATGGCCTTTACAAAAGAGTTGGTGAACTTAACGAACAAATTAGACTGCTAGAAGGACAGATTGGCAATCTAAAAGTGCAGAATGCTGATTACAGTCAAATAGTAGAAGAATTATCATCCAAATTAAAATTGTACGAGCAGAAATACGGCACAGTCTTTAAACCAAAAAGAAATTCCTAGTATTAACAAGTTCATAACTAATTGCATATATTTGTTGTAACGCTCCCAAGGAAGTTCACAACAGAAACTCCCAAATCAACATAACAGAATTATAGACCTGTATCATACAGGCGCAGGCCTATGTTCATATAATAAAGGAAAACAAATGAAGAAACTTATAATATCGGCGATACTATCATTGGGTATTGTCACTTCAGCACTTGCTGATTATACTTTGATTGTTCCACAAGCACCTGGCAAAGGTACTTCAGTGTGGAGTGAAATCATTGCAAAGAACTTGGAAAAGTTTATTGGTGAACCAGTAGTGGTACGTCATATTCCAGGTGCAAGAGATATTCCAGGATTCAACAAGTTCCACAACAGCCTACGTTTTGATGACAAAACAATAATGGTTGCACACGGTGGTAACGGTGTATCATACTTGCTAGACAAAGTTGATTACAATTATTTTGATTATGAATTAATTGGATCAATGAACAACGACATTGTGTTAGGAAAACACGCAGGTGCAAAAGAAAAAGAAGGCACTTGGACAATCGCGGGCGGATCGGGTTTTGAACCAGATGCGGCGGCAGTTGCCATGTTGTTATGTGGTCCACAAGGCGACAACACAGTAGACGACTATCTAAAATGTTGGAGAGAACGTGTTATCTGGGTAAATGGTGTATCAGGTGGTGAGAAAAGACTTGGATTTCAAAACAAAGAGTTTGATGTTGCAAGGGAATCACCAGCGGCATGGAAACGTTTCTATGAAGGTATCGAAGGCAACGAACTATGGTTCACGCACGGTATTCTAGACTTAGAAAACAATGTTCAAATCGCAGATCCAAACTTCCCTAACACACAGTTTGAAGATGTTTATGAGTCACTATGGGGCGAACAGCCATCAGGTGATCTATACAACGCATACAAACTTACGAGAAACTGGAGAGATGCTATCCAAAAATCACTTTGGATGAACAAAGGTAACCCAAACGCGGCTAAAGTCAAAGCGGCTGTGACTGAGATGATTAATGATCCAGTTGCAAGTGCTGAGATATATGCCAAGACTGGTGTGTATCCTTGGATCCAAGACGGACCATCTTTATTGGCGGCTCTGAAATCTTTGATCACAGAGAAAGCATTGAAAGATGCAGTACGTTGGAACCAAGAAGCATATGGATTTCCTTCTATCTACAAACCTGAACTTCTAAAGTAAGGTTAAAGACATGGACTACGTTATCTGGGCCTTAATTGGCACCTGTTACGGAATGCTGGTCGGAATCATACCCATCGCGGGTGTGACCACGGCCCTGATAACTGTGTTCAGCATGGGAGCATACTTTATGGCCGACCCCTATCTGGGGTTGGTCTTCCTAACAGCAATCGTGGCAAGTTGTGCTAGTGCAGACAGTTATACCAGTATCCTTACAGGTATACCAGGTGCGAGTACAACCGCGGCCTGTGTGATAGATGGTTACCCGATGGCCAAGAAAGGTCAAGCCGCAAGGGCAATGGGCATCGCTATCGCTGACTCTACATTCAACGGAGTGTTGTTTGCTTCTCTTACTTTCTTTCTGCTCCCTTATTATGGAAAGATAATTGTTTTATTTGGACGTCCAGAGTTCCTCGGGTTCATGATCATGGCCCTGGCCTGTGTTGGTTTCGTTGCAAGTAAAAATGTGTTCCTAAGCATAGGTGCAATAATTTTTGGACTGGCACTGGGAATGGTCGGTGAAGACGTTGTAAGCAATCCTCGATTGACATTTGGTTGGGAATATCTACAAAACGGAATCGGAATGGTTGTTTTGCTGTCAGGACTATTTGGAGTTCCAGAACTATTAGATGGATTTAGACAAAATTTAAAATCAGCGGCACCGCCACTGGAAGGCAATTACTGGGCAGGACTAAGGAAAGGCTTCAGTGATACAAGGAAACATTGGCGTGACATGATGCGTGGTGGTCTAATTGGATTTGTTACAGGATTATTACCAGGCGTGGGAGGTGCAGTAGGTGACTTCTTGGCTTACGGTGCCACAAAGGCCGCACATAAGGAAAAAGACCAAGAAGTTCCTTTTGGTGAAGGTAACCCTGTCGGATTACTAGGGTGTGAAGGAGCCAACAATGCACAGAAAGTATCTAGTATGATACCTGCTTGTTTGTTTGGTATACCAGCGGCACCATTTGCGGCAATGGTCATGGCAATCTGTATGTACTTCGGTATGGAGATTGGCACACCAAACCTATTGGACGATATACAATTCACAAACAGCCTAGCATTTGGTTATATCTTTGGAACTGTTGGTGTGGCATTGTTAAGCATATTCTTGTACAAATATATTCTAAAAGTATTAGAAGTTCCTTTCTGGATTTACGCAACATTTATTTTAGCAGTAATCATTTATGCTAATATGCAATACACAGGTGGTTGGGAAGACTTGGCTCTACTCACAATTTTAAGTGCCATAGGATGTGTTTGTAAATATTTCAATATAAGTAGACCTGCAATACTTGTTGCCTATGTGGTAGCATTCAAAATTGATGAATACTTCTGGGCGACATTACAGATGTATGGATACAAACAATGGAAGCCAGGACTTACTTCGATGGAAGGATTTAGATTTTTTGAATTATTCAACATTTACAACCATCCTATATTTTTGTTATGCATAGCGGTTGCATTAGGAATATTCATAAACAGTTTGGTACGTAAGGACAAAGGAATAGATTACACATGATGTATATTTTGTTTACAGGAGCACCAGGCTCAAAATGGAGCAGTGTTGTCAAAAACATCTACTGGAGTGATGACATAGATCACACAGATTATTCAGAGGCAAGGACATATTATCATGACGCCGACACTCCGGGTAGCAAACAGTTGATGCACACAGGAGCCTATTGGGATCCGGGCATGGAGTTTGAAAATACAGACTGGGATGGACCTTTCTCAGGCAAAGGAAAACGTATTGTAAAATCTCACACGTTTGCACACAACCTTGAATCATTGAAACAATCTGGACATCCAATTGTTATGGTGTACAGGAATGATTATGAATGTTTAGAGTGGTGGAAACTTTGCGGACATTTCAACATCACATATCCAAATTATCAGCATTTTGAAAACCTAGATGAGATGTGGAAACACATACAGTCCGAAAACAAAGATACAATGCAGTTCATTAAAGATAACAGCAAACGTATTACAAGAGTTAACGACAACGTTGACCTGTGTAGATTGCTCGAAATAAAATTTCCAAACACAAAAGGAAGGATACATAATTACGCACAGAAAGGTATCCAAGTTTATGTCTACAAGTAACTGGGAAGAAGCAAAAACAAGAAGCAATTATCATTTCAACAAATGGCATAGGGATGAAAATGCAGTCACACATCTAGGTAAATTTATAGGCGGATGGCAGACAGAATTACAGTCAGTGATAGAAGATGCCAAGCCATTGAATTGGGCAAACCGCAGAGAAGGCACAGGCAGAGAGAACACAAACATCAACGTTGAGGCAGAGGAAAACGATTTGCTACAAGCAGGTGCTGATCCTAAAATGACAATATACCGAGGACTAAAGGATTTTACAAAGTGTCCTTCGTTGCAAAAAATGACAGACTATTTTTGTTTGGAAACTGTTAAATCAAAGTTGCACATACAATTCACAGGAGAGGTATTGAATATGCATATTGATAAGTTGTATGATTTAGATGCTGACTATAAAAAAGTTGTAAGGATCATGATTATGTTACAGGATTGGGAACCGGGACAATTTCTTATGTATGGTAATCAAATATTTGATGCCTGGAAATCCGGTGATATACATACCTTTGATTGGCCTAACATTCCACACGCCACAGCAAACGCAAGTAATAAACCAAGACCAATGTTGGTTGTGACTGGTGTAAAAACAGAACAAACAGATAAAATTTTATCAAGTCCAATTAAAAAAAGATTGTAGTCTATCAAAATTCTTGTTAATATAAGTTAATGAATAAAAAAATATTTGAGAAACTTTCACAAGACACCAACCAAGACCCAAGCAAAGTAACTGCACCTTACATTAAAGAGACATTTGGCGTTGATGTGCCAAGGTGCGAAACATTAGAACAGTATGCAAACAAGATAGACGACGCTTGTCTTAACAAATATTTTTCTAAGTATTGGCAAAACGACATGAAGAAATGGAAGTATTCTGGTGTGCAACTAATCGACGAAGTGAATGCATTGAAGCCAAGAGCAGTTCTTGATGTTGGTTGTGGCTACAACGAATTCAAAGGCAAAATACATAATCTCATAGGTATTGATCCATACAATAACAAGGCAGACTATGAAGTTGGCACCTTGGATTATAAGACTGATCAAAAATTTGATATAATATTATGTTTAGGGTCAGTAAACTTTGGCAGTAAAGATAAAATTATTGCAGAGGTTTCGAGATGTGTACAACTTCTCGAGACTAATGGCATCATGTTTTTCAGAGTAAATCCTGGACTTTCGCATGACAAACCTGAAGCAGACTGGATAGAATTTTTTCCATGGAATGTGCCTTTTATAATAGAACTTTCTGAGATGTTTAACCTTAAAATCCTTGATATACGTGATGATACTAACAGTCGTAAGTATTTTGTGTTCAAAAAGCCGTAGACTTATTGCTTAATTGTGTTACAATATTAAGTAAATACCATATATGCAAAAAGAAACTAAAAGCATTCTAGATGAGTTGTCCAACATTTCTTTTACGAAAGACAAAGAAAATGTTGTAGAGAGCCGTGCATCGCACATACTAGAGAGTGCAATTAGACTTATTAACTATATTAGAGAAAACTTTGATCAGGAAACTGCATTTAAGTTAGAGAAGAAGTTCCATTCAGCAATCAAAAATATGGACGCCGCAAAATTCAGCAAAGGTGTTGCTAGAATCAAAGAGAACAAAGACATCAAACAAAATATTCTCAAAACAATAGACGGCGAATACAAAGAGGACTAATCATGTTGATCGAAGATGTCCTAACAGAGTTTAAGAGGACACACCTTGAACACATTGAGGACATAGTGATCACTGACGGCTACGAGGGTGGCAAAGCAGTCTTAGAATATTTTAGAGGATTACTATTAACACTTAAAGGATCAAGTTCAGAAGCAATGAGTGTGTCTGTCAAATGGGATGGTGCTCCTGCTGTGATATGTGGAGTCAATCCTGACAACGATAAATTTTTTGTTGGAACCAAATCGGTGTTCGCCCAGAATGCCAAAATAAACTATACCAAAAAAGATATCGCAAGGAATCACGGCACGGATGATCTAGGACAGAAACTCTTAAAGTGTCTTGTTCATTTAAAAAAATTAGCAATCAGAGGAGTGGTACAAGGTGACCTGCTGTTTACTGATGAAGACATTGTAAGAAAAAATATAGGTAACAAACCACACTTAACTTTCAAACCCAATACTATAACTTATGCTGTACCGGAAGGCGGTGAACTTGCACAACAAATAGACAGAGCCAAATTAGGCATCATATTCCACACAACATACAACGGCGAAACACTTGCAGACATGACAGCATCAGCCGGAGCAGATGTTGAAAATTTTGTACGATCTGATGATGTATTTTTTGACAATGCTGTATACAAAGATGTTTCTGGTAGTGCAAAATTCACAGACGAAGAAACAAGACAATTTTTCAACAGCATAGAAAAACTAGAAGGTCTATTGAGTAACGTACCAAGAAATTTATCAAGTGTTTTAGGACAGAATCAAGACTTTGTGCCTATGTTTCAGATGTATATTAATGCAATGGTCAAGCAAGGAGAACTTCCAACCAACGTGAATCAATTCTTACAAGGTTTCAAAAAGTTTTACGCAGATAGAATGCAACAGCAAATTGCAGGACTTAAGGCACAGAAGGCCTTGGCGTTAAGGCAGGAAAAATTAAAACAGATGCCTATATTTTTAACGCGAGCCAAAAAACCTTTACAAGCCATGCTAACTTTCTACAAGGCTGTTCAACAAATGAAAGCATTTGTTTTGAAAAAAATGAACCAAGCAATGGCAATAGGTTCTTTCCAACAAACTGACAGTGGATTAGAAGTAACTGAACCTGAAGGATTTGTTGCTGTGGACAAGTCGGGTAATGCTGTAAAGTTAGTGGACAGGTTAGGATTCTCTCGTAGAAACTTAACGGCTGTCAACAAATTCAAGAAATAAATTTAGTGTTTTATTAATCTGTTGAGATAGTTTTTCTCTATTAAAAAACAAATTAGTATTGTGTGTTCTAATGCCTTTTGAAAGCATATACATATCTTCCCAATAGCAATCCTTAAGTTCTCTACAAAGTTTTTGAAGTTTTTCGACTCTTGTATTTTTATTTTCTTCTAAGTCATAACTTTCGTCAAAATAACTGTTAAAAGTCTTGAACCCTAATTCACGTAATTTTTGAAGGTACAACGGATTGCCATGCACAACAAACATATGACCTGCTATGATAGGCTTCCAAATTTTTTCAGTCATGAATACATCATTAGCATTGTCATTTGTTTCTGATATTATACTAAACTTTGTTTCGTTGTAAGGTTTTTCAAATATATCTTGGTCCAATCCTCGATAAGGATATTTTACAACACCGGGCAATTCATATTCCTGTGGCAAGGCAGTATTATCTAATCCATGAAATGTTACTAAACTGTTATCTAAAATGTTTTCCTCGTTTAATTTTTTATATAGTTTAACTCGATGTTCACGCACTGTTTTGTTTAGATAAAGAAAGTCAAATTTTTTATTTGTGTGAACAAAGTTGTATTGTTTTCCTAAATGTTTTCGATACATATAAAACCAAAACCAACTGACACCTCCTGTCCATTTTATATGTGGTATGTCAATTGTTGGATACTGTGTGTGTTCTTCTATGTTTGGCAGGCTCTCCCATGGATTTGCTTTTATAAAATGAAAGCCTTGGCTGTGCAATAGGTCACATCTCTTTTTAACCTCGTCATTGAATGTTTCACTATGCAATCTTTCGTTAGTTGTTCTGGTATCGATTATTGCAATACGCCTGTCAAATCCATCCAGATCGTATTGATGCAAAGTATAATATTCACCGGTGTATTCAAATGACTGCTTTTCAAGTGTATGCATATCGATAAAATCTTCAAGATCGTTATGATAACCAGTCTTCATCAAGTCTGTTAATATAAAGTTTCGTTGCATATAGTCTATAAATATGTGTATGATAACACCATTTTTAAAGTATGTATCAGAAGGTAGGGTGGTCAGACGACAAAGCGACCTACAAAGATATACATTTCAAGAGATCACAGAGAGAATCTATCTATCTTTTCTTGCACTCACTTTGCTTAGAAACTTTGAACAAACCTCTGGGTTTGTAAAATCATATGCTACTGACACACTTGCATATGGAAGTTTCGAAAGGGTACGTACAACAACAAATGATTTACACAACATGATGGCCGTGGTAGCGGGTGATCCGGAAATTACCAAAAAGTTATCAAACAAAAATTCAGCAATGGCTATGAGGCAAAGACAAAGTGTACCTGTATTGGCCATTAGAAGATATTTGAGAGATTTCAAAAATGCTTACTCCTTCCTATCAAAATTAGAAGTAGGACTTGGAATAACAAATGTTGACTACAAAAACTTAAGAAGAGCAATATCTGATTACAGTAAATTGGACAGGGCAAGACAAAAAGCAACAGTGACAAGATTATTGCAGGCCCTTAAGGCAAAATTGTCAGGCACAGACCTCCAGAGAAAAACGCAAGAATTTGCTGACAAACAGAAACTTGAACTTGACAATGTAATTGATGCAGAAAGAACAGTGCCTGGTGCAGAACTGACTCCAGATGAGATGACAGGTTATAGACAACTTGTTGGTTCTTCAAATGTAAGACGTGCAAAAATTGCCGCTGACATGGTTAAACAAGGCAAGGCAGTACCCGCTCCTGTGATGCAGGCATATGCTCCTGTTATAAGCATGGTAGATGATATTGTAAAAGGTGGCTACACCTATGTGAAATTACTACAAACAATCCATGCCAGAGCAAAAAATAAGTAAAGACTTCTGGGTAGCAATCAAAAAATTTCATACCGGCCCTACGTTTATGAAAGATGTAGGTGATGGACAAAAGTATCTAAGAGATATTGCATATGAATATGTGAAGAAATGGAGAGGGTGCATAGATGCCGGCTCTAATGTTGGTATGTGGACAAGATGGCTTATGAACGACTTTGAAACTGTTCACTGCTTTGAACCAAATCCTATATTCAATGACTGCTTCAAAAGGAACATTCCTTTAGATAAAAATGCTGTACTGCACGAAGTAGGTCTAGGTAGTGAGGAGGGAACAGCAAACTTTCCGGAACCATTAGATCAACGACTGCAAAGATCCTCAGGGGATATCAAGATAAAAACTTTAGATAGTTACAATCTTACCAACATTGATTTTATAAAGATAGACGTTGACGGCTATGAGGACCTACTTATGGAAGGTGCTAGAAAAACTATTACTCAAAATAATCCAGTAATTAATATTGAAATGAAAAGATATAAAGGCAAAAAAAGATTAAGAGCCGTTCATCGTGCAGAAAATATACTACTAGAATACGGATATAGACGTCAAAATCGTAAAAGAAGCGAAGAAGTTTGGATAAAAAAGTAATAATATAGCATAATTTACCAAATACAATTATAAATACTTGCAACTTGATTACTGAGCGTAATCAAAGTCATTAATCTTATAAAAGGAGGATTTAAAATGACAACTAAAGTAAACCCGGCGGCTGTAACAAACAATTTTGAAAGTTTTGGAAGAGATATCCAATTCATCACTATTGACTACACAGTAGCAGTAAACGGATCTGCAGGACCACTAGGTGCTCAGAACGCAATCAGAAACACACTAATGACAGAAGGCACAATCGTTGCTATGGGACCATTATTAGATGGTAACACTCAGCAAACTGTTGCATTCGAAGGTGGTGACTCAGTTAACGTAACAACTATGCAGGCATCTCTAAGAGCATTAGGAACAGTAGATGGTGTAAACTTATCTTCTACAGAAGTTCATGCAACTAAACTTGGTATCTTAGATACTGCGTTAGTGGCATAATAACTGTTTCAACAGTAAACGAAAAAGGGTGGGCATTAATTTGTTCACCCTTTTTTTTGTGACTTAAATATCTATCTTATGCATGAATATAGAGTACACACTCTCGTGGACATTACCAACAATGGTACCTTGCATAAGCCTTTTCCATTTAAAACTGTTAGTGGGGACGTGGTTCATGACAAGAATAGTCTAGCAATAGCACGGAACCAAAACAATAACTTCAATACAATGGTACAGTTACTTCAGATAAGAGGTAACGTGATATATGAGCAACCACCTATGAGAAAAGATATAACTCTGGGCAACACCAAATTTGGTAATTTATATGAGGGCAAACAAACAACGTGGCATTTCCAATTTTTCACAGAACAATCAGAAGTCTATGGTGATAATGAAAATCCAGTTGGACAACTAATTGAAGATTTTAATCAAGTGCCTATCATTAATTTTTGCAAGGAAACTGCAACATTTCCTACATCCACTTTCATTACAAACGACAGCAGAACAATAAACACGTACTTTTCGTACGCAGGATTTTCAAATAAATAACTTTGATTAAGGCACTAACAGGCACATACAAAGGCGTTTCAGGCAATGACTCAGGCTCATTTACAGGCTCTATTGTTCGAGGTACAGAACCTCAAAAGAGAGATTAAAAATTATATGAGTACAACAGAATTAGAGAAACAAAATTTAGAAGCACACGTGGACCTTTGTTCAGAAAGATACAAAGGCTTACACGACAGGCTTTCTGCCATCGAACTGCGATTGGCAAAAATGAATGAGGATATGACGCAAGGACAAAAGTCACAGTCAAAAACTATTATAGCAACAGCAGGCACAGTTGTTGCGGGATTACTATCAACAGTGGTGGTTATCCTGATGAAGATGCCTGGTTAATCAAAATTAAATTACCAAAACAATGTATGTACAGATAGCACCGCGTTGCCGCGTTTATATTAGTGAAAAGCATCTAGAGTTTATACAAGCACACAGCGACAGACCTTTTCGTAATAGTGAACTAGATCCTAACGATATACAGACAGCAAAACTGTTGGCTGATAAGTCAGTATTTGTTCGGAAAAAACTTGACAACGACGTTCAATATGCTTTAAATAGAAGCATTAGATTTGTGCGTGATGGTATTAAAAAATAAAAAAGAACTTGTAAGACAGATTGAGGCATTCGGACTCAAGAACAAACTTGCGGATCTGGCAAAAAAAGAAGAAGCAAGAAGGCCTTTCCGTCATTTACCAAAACAGTTCAGTAAAGGTATCCTCATAGGCAACATAGCGATTGTTCCAAAAAAGCATACAGGAACAAGATATGTATATGTGATAGCAGACATGATAGAAGCAAACATCCTTTATGAGCAAATTTACCTTAAACAAACTGCAATCATGGTGGCACATCACTTGGCAGAAAACAAAGCACCACCGCAACAAGTTTTAGAATATGATATGCACTTTGCATCCAAACTGTTTGAAATACAACAATTTAAATCCAGCCTAAAACTTGCTAGAAAACAACGGGACGAAGTGAAAGAAGAGATCTATATGCAACGATTGGACGATGCTAACCATTATGCAGACCTATATAAGGCTAAAATACAGCAGATTTTCTATGACACGTTTGAAGTCTAATAACTAAATAAGTGTAATGAACAGTTTAGAACTTACAAAACCAATTACGACTGAGAGTTTGCTATCTGAATTTGAATCAAGATTCAACCAAACTATGGATTTGGGCAAATTTACAAAAGAAGAACTAGAAGATACTGCAAATCACATCAGAACAAAAATTCACGATATCACACAAAACACACACTTTGGGCATGAACTCAAAGATGACAAATATCAAAAAAATCAAATGATGCTTGACATTGTTAACCAAGCAATTAAAGAGTATGGCGACAAAGAAAAAATGGCGGCCACACAGGCTTTGACTGCCAAAGACAAACTAGATAAAGGTATGGCTTTGGGACAAGACGAAAAAAAATTGGTTAGCAAAATGCTAACAAAAGAAGGCGTGGAAGAGCAATCAGAATTAATATTAGCGGCCAAGGACATGATGGACAAAGTAACAGCATTCCTTGAAGATCTAGCATCAATGAAGACAGAAGGTATGTTAGAACTAGCAGACAGAATCAGAGACGAAATGGGAGCAGACAAGGCAGACGCTTTCATGCAAAAAATCCAACCAGCGATTGAACAAGCGGATGCGACTTTATCGACTACTAGGCAAGAACTAGACAACGGTGTAAGAATATTGACCGGAGAAGAAGTTGCTTCAGAACCTATTGTCTCCTATGACACGATGGACATGGATGCAGACACAGATCTAGACTCACTGGACTCAGAAGGTGGAGAAGAGGACGATGAGTTTGGAGCCTCTGATGCCGAAGCAGGTGGCACAGAACCAG